TCAAATACATTAGCAATTTTATTTCCAGCACTAGATACAGCTTTGTCAAAACCCTGCATTTGGCTTTCGGCTTTTTTTATTCCAGCCTCAAACCCTTTTATATTTGCGTCAAATGTTGCGATTACTTCTCCTACAGATAGTGCCATAATATTTGCTTATTTATATACACTTTACCAAATGAGACTAAAGCAATTGTTTTAACCGTTCTAATCCTTTTTCTATTTCTTCCTTTGATTTTGGAGCTGGTGGCTGTATACTATCTTTAGCTCTTAATAACTGCCTAGATAATTTACCTTGATGTTCTTTCTTAAGATGTGGTTGCATAATTATATTAGTGTACATCAAATAATCATCTATCTTTTCTAATTGATTTCTTTTCTCTATCTTCTCTATACACTTATAAAAATAAACAGCCTCCCCTATAGTTAATTCTAGGGTGGCTGTCTTTGTATAATGATAATATTGAGCGAATAGCTGTAGTATAACCTTCTTAAAGTCTATTTTTTCACTGACGGCTGTACCTTTTTGGCTATTCGTTGAAATAAACCCACAACTTGGTCAATCTCGTTAATCTCTAATATCTGGTCTACTAGCTCTACAACTTCCTTAATTGATAGTTTTCTTATATCCTCTTCAGATAACTGCCCATTAGTAAAAATAGGTAATATAGGCATAAACTTTTCAAGGTTAGATAATACCATTACTGACATATTATCTTGTACCTCTACTTCTTTTATTTCCTTGATTATCCCAGATATTTTACTAGATAAAGCAAAGACATCATTAAGTGTAATTGGTTGTATTTCAATCATAGTGTTTTAATTAGTTAATTAAGCAGGAGTTCCAATATATCCTAATACTCCTTCGGTGTTTCCTGTGTCTAATAAAGCTGTAAATTCAACTTCAATAGGATTTCTTGCATCGTTAGCAAAGATTGCTGAGATAGTTTCGCTAGATACAACTGCTTTGTGCATAATTATATCTGATCCAGTGTTGCTTCCTTTTATAACTGGGTGGACAACTAATTTAGCAGCAAAAGCTCTAGTTGACTGTCCTACTGCTTGTCCAATCTCTAACTTTCCGTTTGCAGTAGTTTCAGTTTGTAAAATCTTTTGCATAGTTCCAATTGCATACTCGGATAGAGGAACTGTTACTTTCATTTGCCTTCCAATCTCAATCATATCATAAGGAGTTTCTGCCCCATAAGTGTCTGAAGATTGCATTACTCTTTGAGTGGTGATTTCTACTGTTACTTCTCCTTCGGTTTCTCCTAAAGATTGTCCTCCGTAAGTAACTGTTGCATATCCCACATTTATATCTGACATTGCCATAGTTGTGAATAAATTATTGATATATCATTATATTAGCAAATGAGACTTTACCTTATCTCAAATACATAATTACAAGTAAAAATAGCCCTTCCAGTCTCATCTTCTCCTATCTCAGTCGGTTCTTGCAAAGCAAATATAGTGTACATATTAGTGGCTCCAATTGTACCACCTATTTTCTGATGTATAAGGTCATAGATTGTATAACTTAATTGCTGAGCAGTCTCATAATTAGTATTTCTAACTATAATCTGGATAGTAGGTTTCTTTATATCTAAATAAGTAGTAGGTTGTACACCTCCAGTTTGGAATATACCGACACAGTTATCTTGCTGAGCTGGGAGTGTTCCTATAAATAAATCAGTCCCAACGGTTAAGCTGGTATTGGTGTCAATATATGTGGCTAAATCAGATAATAATGTCATAATTTCTTTTTTAATTCATCTGTTAATACTTTACTAGCTATACTATCCCACATCCTTATATTCTCTTTAAGTGGATCCTCTAAATATTTGCTTTTTCTACCATTATTCCATTTCCTAACTATTCTACTTCCATCTTTTCTCATTCCTTCGTGCTGGTATAAAGCATAATCTGTATTATAAGATACTCCCCAATTTTCACCAAACTTTTTAACTTTTCCTGATTGAGACAATCTACCTCTGTGTTTAGTTATTCCAAATGGAACTTGCGTTCTAGACAATCTAAGTAATTCCCCTGAGCATATATAACCCCATTGTTGCCTTAAATCTACGCTTAGGAGCTTCTTTAAGTTAGGAGTAATAGTATTCTTTATAATCTTAGACATACTTTTGACATAAGGCTTTTTTATGATGCAAACTTCCATCTTTAGCCCTATATTCATTAACTTGCAAAACCCTATAACTATTATCACAGTCGGCTATTATATCCTCTACTGCCATAGCTTGAGTTGGTTCTAGCCATACTTCTACATCATAGTCTAAAGGTTTAGCTTGTAGTCCTCTATTTTGTACACTACTAGCCACTAATCTACCCTTTATATTAGAACTTAAAGTCTCAATCTTGCCATATTTATCATAGCTAATTCTAGTCTTATGAGTAAGCTCTTGGTTTAGATATTGAGTTATATCTATCATATTAGTAAGCTATATATCCAGTTCTATCAATTAAACCTCTTAAATTAGCTAAAGCTATATTAGAGAAAGGTACTCCATTAACTAAAGTATCTGTTAACATAGATTTATCATAGGTTTCAGACAAATCACCTATCTTATAACTAGATACTCCTGTCATTATATCCTCAATCTGTTTATCTTTACTTAAAGCCAAGAAATAAGCCTGTTCCATCTGAGCATATTTTACCTTTTTATCTATTGGCAAAACTAATAACACTTGAGAAGTTGTATCTGGTTGTACTGACCAACCTGCAACTGTTCCAGTTCCAGTAGCATAATCCCAGTCTGTAATAGCTAGGGTCTGCCCTTTTCCAGTTCCCTCTTGGATAATTACACTCCCCCCATTAAACACATCATCTGGAGTATTCTCAGAAGTTAGATAGTCGTTTATAGTAAAAGTTGTAGCAGTGGCTGAGACTACTCTCCCTTGAAATAAATCCTCAAAGAAATATCTTGGAAATGCCAATCCTTGGTCTTGTCTATAATCTTTTGCTCTTTCATATAACTTTATAGACTTATATCTAAATGAATCCATCTGTCTTGCTGAGGCTTTAAGATATGCCTCTTTAACGCTAGTAGATAAACTAGCCCAAGTGTTATATTGTGGTTTTGCAATTAAATAACTATCTGCTTCGGCTACAGTTACATAAGAGTCTTGGTCTGGATGTGATAATATTGTATTTAATGCCATAATAAGTAGGTTTATTACACCTATCTTATCAAATGAGACTTAAAAATAAATCCTCTAATTGCTCATAAGAATTTTTTAATGAAAATTGACTTGCATATTCTGCCCTTTCTTTATCTAATCCCTTAGTATATTGTCCTGTGTTATTTTTCCAGTCATTATAAGCCTGTCTCATCTGTTTTCTGACACTTTCTATTGTGGGCTCTACCCATATACCTAAATCATTCTTATCATAGTCCTCACGCATATATTTGGCCTTAGAATACTGATAATCTACCCCATAGCAATAGTTGTCATCAAAATATGTAGCTAATCCGTGTGCATTTGGGATAATAACTGGCAATCCAGTCGCCATAGCTTCTAATGGGGGCATTCCAAAACCTTCACCTCGAGACGGGAACACAAAACAATGATGTTTACCTAATAGCTCCAATAATTCCTCTCTAGTGCTTTCACCTATAATTGTGTTTATCTTAGGATTAGAATATGGATAGTTATTTCCACTAAATGATTTTATAGTCAATCTGACTGGCTCATCTTGTCTAAATTCAGCTGTAAAGGCATCTATTACAATGTCAAACCCTTTTCTAAAATCAAATCCATTATAATGTAAAAACCAAAAGTAAGGTTTTTTCTCTCTTTTCTGGTATTTATACATCTCTGTATCTATTCCGTGAGGTATTACAATGCTATCAATGCCAAATTGGTTAAAAAATATGTCTCTCGCAAACTTTGATGGTGTAACCACTACATCACATTGCTCCATATATTCTTTCCAGTCTGGGGGGCATTTTGTGGACTCAAACATAAAGTACCCCACTTTTTTCTTGCAATTCTTAAGAGTAGGCACTTGCCAAGGTTGATGATATAGAAATCCTATGTCCTGAGTATCATTTTCTATGTCAAAAGTTATCTTAGAACTTTTTTTCTGGGATGAATCATACCAGCCATTAGCTACATTGCCAAATCCACCTATTTTTGTTTTAAGTGGAGTAGTAGAGAAGTATACTTTTGGTTTCATATTATTTATATTGCCTTGTTAAAAAATCTTTATCTATTAACAAACTATATTTATCTTTTGCTAATTTAATTTTAGATAATTGTAAATCAATATCTTTAATTTGTTTATATATTTGTTCATTATGTAATTTTGTTTTACTGTATAAGCTATCTAATTGTCTTGGTTTCATATAGTGTTTTTAATTATATGTATCAGTATAAACTAAAAAGAGCTATATTTCAAGCTCTTAATAGTATGAGTGTAGGGATAAATTAGACTTCTTTCAAAGCTACTGCTAATCCTTGTCTCATTATTTTTACTCCGTAAAGAGCTTCAGCACGAACTGTCATTCCACCTAGTGAATTGTCATATCCCATTGTTAATCGGATAGATAATCCAGAAATAGGGTCATTGTAAACGCCTTGTTTTACCCCCATTCCATCTCCATCAACTGGAAGTGGTCTGATAGCTAGTCCAATAGCATCTTTGTGGAAAGCCATGTTGTATTTTCTTACTGGGCTTCCTCCGCTTTGGATTAACTGAGTCTCAAAGATTGACATTCCAGCAACTTGTGGTAGGTTAGCGGTCTGTGCTACAGCTCCACCAAAGTTTAATTGCTTGTTAATATCATCATCTTTCAAAAGGTCAGCATATTTGCTAGCAGATACAGCATAGATGAAAGGCCCTTCAATTGGAGCTTTGTTTCCAACTAAAGTCTCTCTCAAAGTTACTATATCATCATAATGAGCAGAAGTTTCATCTTTTGTATTTGAGAAACTTAATCCTAAAGTAGCAATAGATACATCGATATCTTTCAAAACTGAGAAGATAGCTTCATTGATATATCCTTGTAATACATCAGGTCGTGATAAAGCACGTCCAGTGTCTTCAATCAAAACGCTCTTATATTTGTGTTGGTCAAGTGTAATAGTTACATCTGAGTCAGCAGGTCCTGTGAAAGCATAAGCAGATCCAGGAGTTTTTGTATCAGCAGTTCCTAAGTCTCCTAAGAAACCAACTTTTACAGCTTCTCCATATTGTCTTACATCATTTGAAAAATCAGTATTAACAAATCTAGCTAACCCTCTTCTTTCTTTTAATGTTTCCATAGCAGTAGCGGCAGCAACTGTAGGGATAAATGAGTCAAGTAATGACTTTGTTATTTCTCCGGCCATAATGGTAATTTAATTATTGTCCTGTTAATATTCGCCCTTCTTTTGTAGCCTCAGTTATTTCTTTTAGATTTCTGGCTACGAAATCGCTATCTCTTAACTGTGACTCCTTAAAGATAGGAGCATTGCTTTTTTCTGGGTTTCCCCCTGAGGAGTTACCAGCATTTTGTATTTTACTGTCTTTGAATAGATAAGGCATTTGTGTCTTTAATCTAGTGAACTCACTGCTTAATGCTTGAGTGTTTATATCACCAGACTCATCTAGAATGCTATCTTGGTCAATGAACTTCATAACCACATCTATATCCTGAGGATTATATCTGGAGGCTTCTGATGTTACAGCACTTTGAATTTTTGCTTGTTTATATGAATTTTTTAATTCGTTTAGTTCTGTTTCATATTTTGTAGCCAATTCCTTATAGTTTCCCTGCTCTTCAGCTTGTTTCTTTTCAATCTCTGCGAGTTTAGCTTGTAGCTGTTTTCTCTCGCGGTTGACTTCATCAAACCTTGATTTTGGGATACTAATTGTTTTGGTTTCTTCAGTTTGTACTGTTTCATTTTGTGTCTCCTCTGTATTATCGCTTACAGGTTGCGTGTTTGTCTCCTCTTCCATAGTGTTGAATTATTGATAATCGCTCGTATCGTGAGCTAACCGTTGAGGTGATTATACTAAATGAGACTTCTATAGGTATTTTAACATTCTCTGGAGTGAATTTTTTATCTCTTCGTTTTTTTCTTTAGCTATAATTGACTTTAATTTAGTTTTATCCCCTGCTTTGACTGCTTCATTAACATTATTGTATTGTTGTATCCCAATCTTAGTTGTAAATTGTTCATAAGCCTTAAGTATATCTTTAACATCTTTCTCTTGGATCTTAGGTTGATTTCTTTTAGCTAAGTTTGCG